CCGAACGCTTCATTCAGCACTCCGATTACACGCGAAAGACTCAAGACATCGCGGAGTTGCGCCGTGTAACGGTGGCAGAACGGGAAGCCTCGAATATCGAGCGAGCATTTACCCAGGCGACGGCTCAGGAAAGAGACCAGGTCTCTCTCATTGACGCTCAAATTGCCCAATTCAGGCACGTCAACTGGCAACAACTCGAAACGCAGGATCTTCTACGGACACGGGCACAACTGGACCAGTTGAAGGAGACGCGAGCCGAAGTCTCAAAGACTATCGAGGCCAAGCGCGCTCAATTCGACGAACGGATCAAGTCAGTGACCCAAGAAGCGATCTCTGCTGGGATGAAATATGTTCAACATCACATCAAGGGATACGACCAGCCCATGCAATCCAAGCTCTTCGAATACGGAAGGGCAGAGGGTTACACACAGGCTGAACTTGAACGGATCATCGATCCGCGAATCATCGTGTCACTGTGGAAGTCTTCTCAGTGGGATTCTCTCCAGGCTTCTAATCCGTCAGTCACGAAAAAGGCGCAACAAGCAGCTCCTACGGTAAGACCAGGAGCGACACAAACACGTCCCAACCGCATTCAGCAGCTCAACCAAGCCTTTCAAAAGGCTGGGAGTCCTAAAGACAAGAGAGCCGCTGCGGAGGACTACTTCGCCGCGAGGTTGAGCGGCAAAGGATAAGGAAAGAAGATGGCTCAAGTAACAGGAACTACCTCAGTCCACAGTGTCGGGACTGCAGGAGGTATCCGCGAAGATCTTGAAGACAAAATTTGGGATCTTTTCGCGGAAGACACATGGGCTCTGTCCACCTTGGACAGAATTCAAGCAAACGGTGTTTTTCACGAGTGGCTGAAAGACTCCCTCGCGGCTGCGGCTTCCAACACCGCTCTAGAGGGTAATGACGCCGCTTTCGCGACCATCGCTAACCCTTCAAGGGTCGGCAACTACTGCCAGATCTCCTACAAGAGCTTCCTGGTTTCAGGAACTCTAGAAGCGGTTTCAAAAGCTGGTAGGGCTAGAGAAGCTGCCCGACAAGCCATGAAGAAGATGCGTGAGCTCAAGAACGACATGGAGTTTGATGTCGTCCGGAATCATGCCTCGATGTCTGGTGATGTGGCCTCCGCGAGGTCTTCGGCCGGGATGGAGTCGTGGATCAAGTCGAACATCCGTTACACAGCAGTTTCGACTGCGGGGACGACTCCGGGATTCCTCTCGGGTCTGGTAGCGGCTCCGACCGACGCAACCCAGGTCGCTTGTACAGAGGCAGTCTTTAAAAGCGCCCTCATGGACGCTTGGGAAGACGGCGGGTCTGCAAGAGTTGTTCTTACCAACGTCTCGACCAAAGCTGTTATTGACGGGTTCACAGGAATTGTGACCCGGAACATTGACATGGCGAGGACCAGTCCTCAACAAGCAGCCATCATCGGGGCTGCGAACGTGTACGTGAGTTCTGCGGGTGTTCATACCGTCGTTCTTCACAGACATGTGAGGGGTCTCACGATCATGGCTCTGGACCCTGAATACTGGGCGATTGCTTTCTTGAGGAATCCGTTCATGGAAGAGCTTGCGAAGACGGGTGACGCGAGGAAGTACCAGATGCTCGCCGAGTGGACGTTGGTCAGCAGGAACGAGGCGGCCAACTCCAAAGTAGCAGGAGTGCTGTAGTAGTGCTGTAAACAAAGGATGGCCCTCAGCAATGGGGGCCTTTCCCAGAATGAGAAAGGAAAAATTCGTCCAGTCTGATCGTTGCGCAAGTACACCGCACGAAGCCTGGACGGCCAGACCACCGGTCAGTAACCGCCTTATGTATGCGGCTGCGGGGGAGTTTGTGCGCGAGCATCTGGCGGCCGGCGACGGTAAGTCTTGTCTGGTGGTTGGTTCGCCGCTTTTTGAAGCGATAGAGCTTATCGATAGGGGGTGGGATGTAACGTATCTTGACGTCAGAATTCCGCCGCACAAGTTCAAGAAATTCGTGCATTGCGATGCTGCAGCGATGCCGTTTGAAGATGAGTCATTCGACGCCCTTAGCTCTACGTGTGTGTTAAGCCATGTCGGCATGGGTCGATATGGCGATCCATTGGTTGACCACGGCGACGAGAAGGCGCTTGCGCACATGGCTCGTGTCCTGAAGCCCAATGCTCTGGCGACAATCATGTTCGGAAACGTAGCAGCGATGCCTGAAATGGTTCGCTTAGGGACATGTCATCGGATCTTCACGATGGACGAATGTCGAAGCATGCTCGCGGCGGTTCCGCTGCACGTAGAAGAAGCCCGGTTTTGGAGTCTCTCCAAAAAGGCGTGGTTCAAGGATGAAAAAGAGATAACCAGCGATTTCATGATCTGGCCGGATTACGTTTCGTTTCTGGTGCGCAAATGCTGACAGTCTTATGCGTTTTGAAATCCGGTGGTCATTACACCGCTGAGTGGGTTTCTAAGATCAGAAAGGCTGTTGCACGGCATCTCTCCGTACCTCATGAGTTCAAGTGCCTTTCAGACGTAGAGGTTCCATGTGTTCGGATACCTCTCATTCATAACTGGCCGGGCTGGTGGTCGAAGATCGAAATCTTCAGACCAGGGGTCATCAACGGACCCACTCTTTATTTAGATTTGGATACCGTTCTTGTCGGGTCGATCGACAGGCTTTCAAATCTACCTTATGACTTCGCCATCATGAGGAATCTGAATTCTTCGTGGATGCCAGGGTCTGCTGTGATGTGGTTCAGAAAGGCTCCTCATAAGGTCTATGAGACCTTCAAGGAAAACCCAACCCATTACATTGGTCAGTATTCGGATAAGTCTCAGGGGTGTTACCTCGGAGACCAAGCCTTTATCTGGGACGTTTTAGACAGGAAGGTCGATTTCCTCACCGATAAAGTACCCGGATTGATCAGGTCCTACCGAAGACATTGTATGGCTGGGGTTCCTGAAGGCTGTTCGGTTGTCGCTTTCGGTGGGGATAAGAAACCATCTACGGTTAAAGACAACTGGGTGAAGGAGTACTGGTAGATCTTTTATGGCTGAATTCTTCGATTACCAACCACATACCGGTGTCCACGAGTCTTGGGAGTATGACGAGACCACCGGTAAGGCTTTCATCCACCAGAAGGGAGATTTGGAAGCTTTCTTCGGCAGGAACATGGAAGCTAGAAATACAAGGGTCTGTGATAAAGGAGTCTTGGACAACGGGAGGGAATTCCACTTCTACGCCTCTCTAACCCCTGTCGTTCAGATCGAACTCAGAAACAAGGGAATCAACATCTACTCAAAAGACCCGACGATGATCAAGAGGATGTTTCAGGAAATAAACAAAAATTATCCCAACTGCAAGATGACGTTCAAAAAACATGAGTAAAGCCTTAGACAGAGCGAAGTGGTTATGTGACCAGGGTCATCTGGATGACGCTTGGGATCTCGTCGAGTCTATTCTGGTCGAGAACCCGAATCATGCGACGTCTTTGATCATCACTTCCTACATTGCCTGGAAGGCTAATAAGTACGTCATTGGTTACGAATTCGGGAAGAGAGCTGTGGATATCGCTCCTCAAGAGGCTTTAGCTTGGTTGAATCTTGGTATCAACGCTGAATCTTTGTGGAGGATGGAAGAAGCCGAGTCTTGTTTAAAGACTGCGGTGAGACTCTCTTCTGAAAAAGAAGTCAGGGGTATGGCGAACATGAATCTTTCGGGGATGTGCATAGACTTTGGAAGGTTCACCGAAGCCGAACAATACGCAAGAGCGGCTCTGAAAGAGGCTCCTACCAGTCCTAAGGCGAAAGCCAATCTGGGGTTCGCCCTGTTAGGTCAGAGACGTTGGGAGGGGTGGGATTACTACTCCTACTCACTCGGTTTAAGAAACAGGGAGAAGATGAAGTTTGGGGAGGAACCAGACTGGGATGGAACCAAGGGACAAACGGTAGCTTTTTACGGAGAGCAGGGGGTTGGGGATGAGCTGTCTTTTGCCTCAATGATTCCCGACGCTGTTCGAGACTGTAAAAAGGTCATCCTTTCCTGCGATAAAAAACTTGAGGGGCTTTTCAGAAGAAGCTTTCCAAAGGCTAAAGTCTACGGGACGAGAAAAGCTAAAGAAGGAGATTCTGTAAAGTGGGATGAAGAAGATTGGACGATGGACGCTTCACTCGCTTTAGGTGAATTGGGAGCTATCTACAGAAAGACAGATGAGTCTTTCACCGGAGAGCCTTATCTGGTAGCAGATCCAGAGAGGCGGAAGATGTGGCGGGCTCTCTTTGATACCAAGAAAAAGCCCGTAATAGGTATCGCCTGGACAGGGGGTATTGAGCACACCGGCCGTAGGTTCAGGACTCTCTCACTGGATATCTTAAAAGACATCTTGAGGTCTACGGACGCTCATTTTGTAAGTCTTCAGTACAAAGACGCTTCAAAAGAAATCGAAGACTTCAGAAAATCAAATCCGTCGATTGATTTAGTTCAATATGGATTCGGGACTTTGACCCCTGATTACGATGACACTGCGGCTTTGGTTGCTGAGTGCGATCTTGTGATTTGTATCCAGACTGCTGTGGCTCACTTAGCCGGGGCTTTGGGTAAAGACTGCTGGGTGCTTTTACCTAAAAACAGCCAGTGGAGATACGGCATGAAGGGTGAGACTATGCCCTGGTACAAATCTTTAAAAGTCTTCAGGCAGAGAAGTCTCCAAGACTGGCACGGCCCCATCGGTGAAGTCGTTCATCATTTGAGAAAGAGATACGCCCTTCAGGAGGCGGCTTGAAACGCGGAATGACGTTGCAGCAAAGATTCTCTGAGAAATATGTTCATGCGTCTAATGGGTGTTGGTTGTGGACCGCGTGCGCAGACAAGGACGGATATGGTTTTATCAGGCATAAAGGGAAGAACCTAAAAGCCCATCGTGTCTCTTTCGAACTTGCGCGCGGAATTGAACTGCAGAAAGGTCAGTTCGTATGCCATTCGTGCGATACGCCGGCATGTGTTAATCCTGCTCATTTGTGGTTGGGAGATCACACCATGAACCAGAGAGATTGCGCGCGTAAAGGGCGTTGCAGAATACAAAAGCTTAATGCCGAGCAGGCACTTGATATACGCAGAAGATATCTTTCTGGTGAGAGTCCTTCGGTGATCGCTGCAGAGCATGGGATTGTAGATGGTTACGTCATTAACATCGCCAAGAAAAGGAAATGGGCGCATGTTGATTAGCGCTGTATATAGGCGTCAATTGGAGGATCTTTTTCTTCTCGATCCTAACTTCGGCATGGTTTCCGTATCGTATGCGCCGATGGTTAGTAAGATCATTAACAGGCTAGGTGTGACTCAATTGCTGGATTATGGTTGCGGCCGAGCGAGACTCTTTCAGCACCTTCAAGTCGAACACCCCATGAAGCTCCAGGGATACGACCCCGCTATTCCTGGGTTTTCTGGAGATCCCATTCCGATGCAGATGGTCACGTGTATCGACGTTTTAGAACACGTCGAGCCTGAATGCTTGGATGCAGTTCTTGATGACTTGGTAAGGGTCACTGAAGTCATAGGCTTTTACACAGTCTGTACCGAGCCCGCGGAGAAGACGCTTTCAGATGGGTCTAACGCTCACAAAATAATCAAACCGAAGGAGTGGTGGCTTGAAAAGATCATGAGCCGTTTCGATCTTCACACCTTCCAGGATTTTGGTAATGGTTTCTACGTCGTGGTCTACGCACAGAAGAAACCTCTTGTGGAGACGCTGCAATGACGATTTCTACCCTTGCCAATCTTGAAAACCAGGTCAAGTCCTTTCTTCACAGGGCAAGTATCTTAGACGCTGTTGGAGCTGATAACACCGACGACCTCATTGAATTAGGAGAGAAGTGGATCTTCAGAAAAGCCAGAACGCCGGAGATGGAAGCCACTCTTTCTGGTCAGATAGACTCAACAGGTGTCTTAGCCGTACCTACAGATTACGCCTCATTGAAGCACGCGAGAATCTCCAGGACTCCGACAGCGAATCTGAAGATGAGACCCACCCGGTGGATTTTAGAAAGATATCCACTGAGGTCTGCGGACGGGGTTCCTCAGTTCATCGGTAGGGATGGGTCTACGTTTGTCTTCGGTCCCTTCCCGGATTCGACCTATACGGTTAACGGTGTTTATTACGCCAAACCCACGAGTGTTATTTCTTCTGCTAACAGTCTTTTCACCACGAACCCGGATCTCTACCTCTATGCGGCTTTAGCAGAGGCGAATTCATTCATCAAGAACAACCAATGGATTGCTTTGTGGGTTGTTAAAAGAGACTCCATTCTTATGGACGTTAATGGGGAGGCTGATGAAGGTCGGTATGACGATTTAGCGGTGGAGCCTGGATGATTCCTTTCCTGGGATACGCGCCAGATCTAGATCCCACGATACCTGGGGTCATGACGAACTGTTCAGCTATTGTCCCTTCGGCTAAGGGTTTTAAAGGAGCCCCTACCCCTGTTTCTGTAGGTCTACCGGCTTTGGAGGCTGCGTGTTTCGGTGCGGCTTTGATGAGAAAGACAGACGACACCACGAGACTTTTTGCTGGTACCTCAACAAAGCTATTCGAAGCCGGTACTTCTTCATGGACCGACAGGAGCGGGACGGTCACAGGTTTAGGCACCGCCGATCAATGGAGATTTGCCCAGTTTGGAGATGTAAGTCTCGCAGTCGCTAAGACGGAGATCCTTCAGGCTTTGACTACAGGGTCGGCTTTTGCCAATGCGACTTCTACAGCTCCGAAAGGCTCTATTGTCGAGACGGTCAATAACTTCGTCTTTCTTTTTGACGTAAACGACCAGGGGGCTTTGTTCGATTCAGCGGATAGACCAGACGCCTGGTGGTGTGCGGCCAAGGGTGGTCATACGAGTTGGGCGCCGAGTGTGACTACGGAAGCCGCAACAAATAATCTCAGGTCTACTTCCGGAAAGATCACCGCCGGCAGAAGGTTTGGTTATCAGATCATCGCCTACAAGCTGAAATCCATGTACATCGGGACTTATGTAGGTTCCGGTCCTATCTGGGATTTTCAATTACTTCCCGGTGAAGCGGGGGCTCTTTCTCAAGAGTCTGTTGTCAGCGTTGGAACGCCTGATGACCCTAAACATATCTTCATGGGGTTCGATAACTTCTATCTCTTTTCTGGGGGTAGGGCTGTACCGATTGGAAACGTCACTCCACAGGGGTTCATGTCCCCTGTTAAAGATACGGTTTTCGCGGAGTTGAATACCCAGTATTACTACGCTTGCAAATCTCTGCACGACGCGAAGAATTCAGTTGTGTATTTTTTCTATCCGGTGTCTTCTGCGGTCACACCGGATAAGTGTGTGGTTTACAACTACAGGACGAATAGATGGGGAAGAGATGACCGCACAATCGAACAAGTGGTGGAGTACATATCTGCTGGCATTACCTACGATGCGCTGGGGGCGACTTACTCGACCTACGATGATTTTCCGAATCTATCCTATGACCTTGCCTTCGCTTCGGCTCAAGGCTCACCGCTACCCGCGGTCTTCGATACCACCCACACGGTTAAAACGCTGACAGGGGTCACAGCCAACAGCTCTATTACGACAGGGGATTATGGCGATCCAGATAGATTTACAGATTTGGTAAGGGTGACGCCTCAGTTTCTAACAGCTCCGACTTCTGCGTCTTTGGTCAATTTCTACAAGGACAATCTCTCTGACTCTTTGACGACGGACCAAACCACTTCCTTGAGTAGAGGTAGGTTCGATTTCCTAAGGTCTTCAAGATGGCACAGGGGAAGATTCGACCTAGTTGGGAATCACGAGATCTCGGGGTTTACTCCAAGGTCTACTGAGGATGGAGAGGAGTAGAAGAGTGAAGCTCGCCATCACCGGGAGAATCCCCACACAGTGGAGCAAGGAGCAAATTATCGCCGTTTTCCAACTGATAGAAACGGCGTTGAATCTGAATTCCGAGGGAAGGATCGAGGGAAGGCATTTAACCGCGACTTCAGTCCCGACTACGGGTGATTTTAAAAGGGGCGACATCATCTGGAATTCAGAACCCTCCGCGGGCGGGACGATGGGGTGGGTTTGTGTGACTTCCGGGTCTCCGGGGACTTTGAAGGCTTTCGGGGACATAGCTTTATGAGATTAAGACTGGGTGGTTCTTTGGAAGACTACAAGCTCAAAATCAAGAGGGGTGAGGCTCAGATCCACGTCTTTAAGGGCGGTTTTGCCATCACCGAAATCAAGGACTACAATCATCCTCAAGAGCGAGTTTTGAACGTGCTCCTCTTGGGTGGGAAGAGATTCGACGAGTGGAAGTCTGAAGCAGATTTGAAGCTCGTTTCTTTTGCCCGCGTAAATGGCTGTCAAGCCATCGAGTTCGCGTGCAGGCTGGGATTGGCTAAAAAAGTAGCCGATCTCGGATACACGGAAAAGCGCAAGTTGATGCGCAAGGAACTCGAATGCGGGACACAAGAAAATTTAGAAAGTTTCGCCGTAGCTGCGTAGATCAAGTCCCAGAACGGGGCTGTCACGACATCTTCGGCGGTGGGGGAGGTGGGTCTACCACCACTGTCCAGAGAGCCGACCCGTGGTCGGGGGTTCAACCCTACCTCCAAGATTTATTCAGCAGGTCTCAAGGTCTTTCCAATACCCCCTACCAGGGGGGTTATCTAGCTCCCCAGTCTCAGTTTTCTCAACAAGCCATCCAACAACAAGCGGGGATGGCGATGGACCCCAATTCTTTGGTTGGTCAGTCTCAAAGAGAACTGGGGAAAACGATCTCCGGTCAGTATTTAACGACTGAAGGTAATCCCGCGATGCAGGCTGCTATCGACGCAGCCAGAAGGACGGTCAGCAGTCAGTTTTCAGGGGATAACTATGGGGGGTCTGCGAATCAGGAATGGTTAGCCAGGGGAGCGGCTTCGGCGGCTTCTCCGTTACTCGCCCAAGAAAGACAGAATCAACTAAATGCTCTCCAGTTGGCTCCTGGTCTTCAGATGGCGAACACGAGTCAACTAGCCGGTGCGGGAGCGGCTCAAGAAGCAAGGGGTCAGGCTGAGATCGGAGCCTCTCAACAGCAGTTCAATGCGCCTTGGGATCTTCTCCAGAGATACCAACAAGGTATAGCTGGAGGTCTCGCCGCTGGTGGGAATACTCAAACCGAACAGCCGTATTTCCAAAATAACATGGCGTCTGGTTTAGGTCTGGGTTTGGGGGGGTTGGCTTTTGCTAATCCCTTCATGATGGGGGCCGGTCTTTTGACGGCGTTCAGATAATGGGTCTCCTGGACTTCTTTTCCGATCCAAGACAAATGGCCCTTCTTGGTATGGCAGGAGGTCTTTTACAAGCCGGCGGGCCTTCAAGAACACCAGTCGGATTAGGTCAAGCCGTTGGGTCTGGTCTTTTACAAGGGGCTCAATTAGGGCAGTCAACTGCTCAGCAACAACTGGTTCAGGCTTACCTTGGTCAGCAAATAAAGCAGTTACAAGCCTCAAACGACAGACAGGCTCAACTGGCCCCCATCCTCCAGGGCTTCGCAGGAAGGCTTCAGGGGCAGCCACAGCAACAAGGTAGTTACGCCCCCACCGGAGTCTCTGATGCGTCTGCGGCCTCCGTAGGGGCTCCCTGGGCCGCTTCCAGTCAGCTTCCTCAACAAGCCCCCCAATCACAGAGTAATGGACTGCCGTTTTCCCTTCAAGACTTGGCTTTGTTGAAGATGGTCGGGGGGCCTGACCTTACCAGTGCTTACACCGCAGGTAGACCAAAAATCGAGATGAGAGACGGAGTGATGTTCGACCAGAACAGTGGAAATATCACCGGGACTGTCCCCCAGATGAACCAACAAGGGTTTTCAACTCAACTAGTACAAGACGGTATGGGTGGGTGGAAGGTTTTGGAGACTCCAGGTGGAGGTAAAGCTTACGGGAATCAACAACTGATCTCTCAAGGTGCTTCCGCAGCTTTCGGGCCTCCGGTGAGGGTTGAAGGGTCAACAAGAGACTCTCCTCCTACTCTCCAAAGCCCTTACAACTTTTCAGTCGGTCAGGGAGCCCCGGATGTACTGGGTTTGGGAAGACGAGGCGGTCCTCAACCTCAAGGCCCTACTGGCGTTCAGCCTCCAACCTCGCGAGGTGTACCGGCGGGGATGTCTGAATCTGATAAAGCCAGACTCGCTTCTGAAAGCTCAGCGACTAGAGCTGTGGATGATGCTTTTTCAAAAGAATACGTCTCCTGGACCACCGGAGGCGGAGCGGATGTCGCTAAACAATTGGGTCAGTTGAATGACGTAGCCAAAGAGTTGGGTAACAAAGGATCAAACCTCACCGGGCCTGTAATAGGTAGAACTCCAGATGCGGTTCTTTCGGTTACGAATCCGAAATCCATTGCAATGAGGGAAAGAGTCGAGGAGGTTGTTCAAAGAAGTCTGAGAGCTATTTTAGGTGCTCAGTTCACCGAGAAGGAGGGCGAGAGACTGATAGCTAGAGCTTACAACCCTACTCTGGGTGAGGCTGAGAACAAGGTAAGAGTCGAGAGACTTTTCACTCAACTGAACCAAGCTTTCGAATCAAAGCAAAATGCTATTCAGTATTTCCAGCAGAACGGGACTCTCAAGGGCTGGAAGGGAAAAATGTTTTCGATGTCTGACTTCGATCCAGAAGGTGGTCAAAGGGTAACCGGCAAGATCATCAAGTGGGGAGATCTGTAGTGGACGTCGAGCTTCCCGATGGAACGGTTCTCAAGGGCGTACCGGACAACGCTACGAAAACTGACATTATCGGGAAGCTTCAAAACACAGGTTATGACGTATCGACTCTTGTTCAGCAGGAAGCCGGCCGTATGGCTACAAGCGGGATGTCAGGTTTAGAAAAGTTCAACGCCGGAATGGGGAAGGCTTTTACCGACATTTGGCGCGGTGCTGGGCAGATGGTAGGTCTCGGTCCAAGTTCCGAAGAAGTACGCGAGACTCGTACACGAGATGCGCCTTTGGTGGGAAGCGGTGCTGGGATGACGGGAAATATCGCGGGTAATTTTGCGATGCTTGGCCCCGCTGCTGTAGTTCCTGGGGCTGCTACTGTCCCTGCGGCTGGAGCGATGGGTTCCATTCTTGCCGGACTTCAACCTACAGAAACCACCGGTCAAAGACTTGGCAACATGGGGGTTGGTTTAGCTCTGGGTTCAGGTTCCCAATACGCCGGTACTACCGCGGCAAGAATGATCGGGGAGAAAGCTGCCGGAAGGCAGATTCAATCAGCTCAACAACAGGCACAAAATGCTGTTCGCGATCAAGCCTTACAAGCTGGGCGAAAGGCTGGGTATGTAGTTCCTCCTTCGACCATTAACCCGACACTCGTCAATCAAGGAATTGAAAGCGTTGGCGGGAAGATCGCCACTCAGCAACAGGCTTCAGTCACTAACCAGAAAGTCACGGACACTCTCGGTCGAGAGGCTTTGGGTTTGAAACCGAGCGCTTCTCTTACAGATCCAATCATCAAGAGCATGAAAGCTTCCGAGGGAAAGGCTTATGCAGCCATCAAGTCCTACCAAGGGCGGATCTCAGCGGATCCTAAGTTTACTAAAGAGGTAGGTTCTATAGGGCAGGATATAACGGCGGTAGCCAAGGAATTCCCCAAGAGCACTAAAAATACCGCCATTGAGAATCTTCTCGATGATCTTTCAATCGGGGATTGGTCGTCACGTTCTGTCATAGATAAAGTCCGCTTTTTGCGTTCCGATGCTTCGGCGAACTTCAAAGCCTTCAACGACCCCGAAAAACTCTCTCTAGCCAGGGCTCAGAGACAAGCTGCGGAAGCTCTTGATAATCTGGTGGAGAGAAACCTTGCTGGACAGCAAAGTCTTTCCGCTGACTACAAATCCGCAAGAGTTAATTTAGCCAGACTCCACGACATCGAAGCCGCCCTGACTCCTGGGGGGCATATCGATGCGAGGGTAATTGCAAAGATCGGGGAAAACTCCCGTCTTACCGGTCCTTTAAAAGTAATCGCTGATTTCGCCGGCAACTTTCCGAAAGCAGTCCAGACCGGAGAGAGAGTCGGAAGTCCCATGGTTCACGCTTTAAGACCTACGCTTGGTACAGGTGTTGGTGCGATGGTCGGAGGTCTTCCTGGAGCTGCGGTAGGCGGTGCCGCTGGAGTCGCCGTCCCTTGGGCTGCCAGGGGAGCGATGCTTTCAGGTCCGGGTCAATCTCTTATGGCAACCCCGAAATATTCCCCTGGATTGCTTGGAAGCGCTTCTCAGGTGCTCCCGAGACCAGAGACTTTGGGTCTTCTCTCCAGAACCGCTATCCCGGCGATTTATTCCGGATTGCTCGAATGACTTTTAGACCTTCCAGGATATGAAGAGGAATCTCTTAAGCTTCCCATCCGGAAGGAATTTGTGGATCAGCATTGCGATGGAGTGAACGAAGAAGAAAAGCAATAACAGCCCGAGGGGCTTGAGGATGATGGCCCAGTGCCAGCCTTCCATGTTTTGAGGGTAACACAACAAAAATCATTAAGAATTATTAACCAACGCCGTGAGGCGTAGGGAAAAGAGGTAAAGAAATGGCTGATATATCAACAGACATCGCTGCCTGGAGCGCGACGGCTGGAAGTAACAGTCCAGGAGGTTCGACTTCTGTAGGGACAGGTCTGGACGACAACCTGAGAGCTATGCAGGCTGCGATTGTAGCTGCATTGAATGCCAAAGGCTCTGATATTGCTTCAGCAACGACTACAGACCTTTCAGCGACAAACGGGCTCTTTCACGACATCACAGGTACCACAACTATTACAGGGTTTGGAACGGTAAGAGCTGGTATCTGGAAGGTGCTCAAGTACGAAGGTGCTTTAACCCTCACGCACAACGCTACGTCGCTGATCCTACTAGGCGGGGCCAACAGGACGACCGCTGACGGCGATGTGCAGATCGTCGCTTCTGAGGGCTCTGGAAATTGGCGGGAGTGGGCCTATTTCAGGGCTGCGGCGCTTTTCATCACTCCCACCAGCACCGACACGCTCACCAACAAGACCCTGACCAGTCCGACGCTAACAACTCCAACGCTTAACGGAGCGTTGGCAGGGGATGCCATTGCAGCTCAGGCGGAGATGGAAACCGGGACGGCGACAGATTCGATTGTCAGTCCTGGAAGACAGCATTTCCACCAGAGCGCAGTCAAGGGCTGGGTAATGGCTGATACCGCGGCCGGAGTCGCAGCAGGCTACAACGTGACAAGCGTCACCGACAACGGGGCAGGGGATGCCTCAATCAATTGGGCGACTGACTTTAGTTCCGCCTTGTATTGCGCTGTGGCCTCTTCAAAGGCGGGTTCAGGCACTTCCATATACGGCGCGGTAGATAACACCAGCTTTGCGGCAGGGGTGACTCGTGTCTACACCGCTACTTCAACGACCGGATCACTTACCGACCCGAACAACTACATGTGCGCAGTGCTGGGGGACCAATGAAGATCATCCTCGACTCCGGGGCGACGCAGGCTGCGGTGTGCTGGCCAACGGCGAAGGCGATGCGCGCCTTCACGCAGGGGGGGCTTGGCAAGCTGCCAGGAGACGCTGTGACCGAAGACCTCTCAGAAAACCCGGAGAAACGTCTTGAGGTATCGCGGTCCATGCCGCTCGACAGGGCAATTGAGAACATGATTCGAGACGGCAGGGAAGCGGGCTTCGCACAACGCTACCTGACGGCGCTCCTCTCAGGTGGGGAAACAGACGCTACGGCGCTCGACCTTGTGCGTGAGCATGCTTTCCGCGCTAAGGATGGGCAGATCGCAGCCGAGCCAACTGCACTGCCTGCCGATCGGTTCTTCCGCAATGCCTGGCGTCTCGCCGGAGGCGTGGTTGTCGTGGATCTTCAGGCGGCGCGACGGATTTTCGCGGAGCGCGTGCTCGAAGCGAAGGCGGCTGCGCTCGCGAAACTAACCGTGGAGGTGGAGACGACGCTTCTCTTGGGCGTCGCCGACGCATCACTGGAGGCGCAACTTGAAGCCCTGAAACTCATGGACCTACGCGCGCTTGGCGGGAAGATCATGGCCGCCGACTCTGCGAGCGCGCTCAAAGCCCTGTGGCCAGTCGCGCTCCGGTGAAATAGCTACTCTGGAATCGTCACTAGAAATGAACCACCGATGATCAACGGGAAAGAGATGAACAGCAATATCGCCGCAACCTCGGCCAAGGACTCGGCCAGCTTTGTTACGTGGTTCGCGCGCGCCGGCAAAAAGGCAAGCACTGCGAACGGTGCCGCCATCGCCAAGCCGGTGAAAAGCATGAGAATCGCCAAGTTCATAAGCCATATCAGCATTTTCATGCTCCTCTGCGTAGTAGGCTCAGCGCAGGCCGAGTCGTGCAGGACGGTGATGCTACCCGAAAGCGACACGACAGGCGGGGCGGTGAGCATCCCACCGGGCGGTGGTCTGATGATCGAATACTACCCTCCTACCGGAGCCAGGGTAGGTATTGAGTTCTGGTTTCACGCTTTTCCCGCTGGGGCGCCACAAAACACGCAGTACCTGCTCGTCTACCTGAACCGCTATCCCGACAAGCTCGCGCGGCGGATCTTCCACGCCCAGAACACCGGGTCAGAGTACGGCACAGGTCTTTCGGTCAACTTCCCCATGTCAACCTGGATCCACCAGGACGAGCACTTTATCGTCGGGTGGTTGAACAACACCGACCAATGGCAGGACGGCTACCTCATCGTGACCTTGCGGGAATGCTATCCGTGAAATTCATAACCCGCGCAATCGCCAATGACCGTGCGTAACGGCAACGGCTGGAAGGCGTGGGGGCTCGGAATATCTGGGGCAATCATCACCGCCTTGGCTGCGGTGCTGTTCGCACTTCTCGTGAGGGCTTACGACCACATCATCACCGACCACGCGAAGATTTTAGAAAGGATTCAGAAGTTGGAAGCAAAGAGGGGCGACTGACGTGCGACAAACACGCCAGCCCCTTTACGCGATGAGCCGCGTCAGGACTGAGGCCCCTCCCCCTGCCTGCAGGGATGGACAACCTAACACCGGACGGCTCGCTGGACACTTGGATAACGTAAAGTGGAGCCGACCATGCCCGTATGTATCGCCAAGCGCTACTTAAGCTCAAAAGGCTGCCGGTGAACAAAGTTCTATCCGCCATTGCGGCCGGCGTGGCCATCCTCATGGCTGGGGGCGCTCTACTGGTATGGGTCGGGAGCATCGCCGCCGACGCTGCGGACACTAAGAGTCGTCTAAAGGTCGTCGAGAAAAGACAGGAGGAGGATCGAACGGACATGAAGGAAAAGGTCCGAGAGATCGACGTGAAGGTTCAAAGGGTAGATGACAACGTGCAGACCATCCTGCGCAAACTGGACGTGATGGAGGACCGCCGCAACGCAGAGGCTCGCAGGAGATGAGCTACCGAGACATCGTGCGCGCGCAACTGCGGATAGACGAGGGCGTGCGCTCGAAGCCGTACCGCGACACGGTCGGCAAGCTCACCATCGGCGTGGGGCGCAACCTCGACGATGTCGGGCTGCGTCCTGATGAGATCGACTACCTGCTGAAAAACGACATCGCAGAGTCGGTGGCCGCGGCGCGCGCTCTCTTCCAGAGCTTCAATCGTCTATCCGGCAGCCGCAAAGCCGTGCTCGTCAACATGGCCTTCAATCTCGGGCAGACGAAACTCGCGCAGTTCAAGCGGCTGCGCGCCGCCGTCGCCGCAAAGGACTTTCAGAAAGCCGCCGCCGAAATGCTCCAATCGGCGTGGGCGAAACAGGTAGGGGCACGGGCCGACAGGCTCGCAAAACTGATGGAAAAGGGATGATATGAAAACCGTTCTCCTGCTGCTCTGCGCCTTGACACTTTCCGGCTGCACCGCCATGTCCGCCCTAGGTATCGGGCCGACCGACATCCTGCCGACGCTCAAGTACTGCGATGACGTGAAATACGAGCGCACGCAGACGAAGGTCACGGTCCACGCCGAATGCAAGGTTCCGGCCGGCGGATGAAAGTCGAATTCCTCTCCCGGCTGCGCACCGAGGATATCGACGACGAGAGGGCCTCGCTCACCGACCCGCTGATCGCCGTCGTGGACGGCGAGACCATCACCATCCCGAAGGGCACGGAAACCGACTTCGCGAGCGTGCCGCGGATACCGCTTGCCTATCTCTTGGCCGGCGGAACCGCACGGCGCGCCGCCGCCCTGCACGACTACCTCTACGCACAACAGCGTGATCGAGAGTGGGCCGACGATGTCTTCCTCGCGGCGATGGAGGCCGATGGGGTGCCTTGGTGGCGCCGGCAGATCATGTACGCTGCCGTGCGGGCGTTCGGAGAAGGGCCATACCGCGAGAAGGTGGCCTGATGAGCGGCGGGGCGTGAACGGAAACGGGACCGGCATTTGGAAAATGATCCTCATTGCCGTGGTTGCATCGGCCTTGAGCAGCGTAGGAACGTCTCAGATCGCCACCGCTCGTCATGACGAGCAGATCAAGTCGCTGAGGGACAAGATCGCGATACTTGAGGCCGGGCAAGTGGAGGCGGTAGCCGAGAGGTTTCGAGTCCGAGGGATCGTAGCTGACCGCGCATCTAGAATCACGAGATTGGAAGAAGGTCAGGTAGCGTTGTGGTCTCGACTTACCGATGTGGAGAAGGAACAGGCAAGGCGAACGCCGTACATTCCAAAGAAGCTGTCGCGATAGTTGCGACTTACCTATTAAGGCGGGCCTGAGAGGAAGCGCGCCCACCACGGCGGCGGCTCTCGCCTTGGGCCTGAAATCCGTATCGTCTTGACGATGGCGCAGTTGAACCACAGGCCGTCCGCCTTCACCATCGGCATATCCACGTCCTCTACCGTTGCCCAAGCCGGATAGCCTGGGATCGGCCATTCAGTAGCAGGCAGGTTGAAAATGATGGCGCACTTCTGCCCGATCAGTTCTCTCATGCGAGCGCCTTTGAGGTAGGGCGGATCATAGACGCGCCAGCACCTTTGGATAGCCTTCAGGTTTGACGTTCAGCTTATTGCGCATCCGGTCGATCTCTAATCGCCGAGTGCGCCGACACTGCGGGCAGAAGTGGATAGGCTTATCGCCGTATCCAGTGAACCATTCCCATGAGAGTGCCTCGCGGCTAAACTTCGTTTCCAGCGCTCGACCGCAACCGAAATAGCACGGATGCGGCCCTAGCGATGTTGGTTCAAAACGCGCCCTCCTACCACGTCCCATAGGCTCTCCAATGTCCGACCGAGGCGTGACTCACAGGCGCGGCGCTCCGTAGCGCTCAGCCACTTCGTTTAGGACTTCAAGCATCCTGTGCGTTTCCAAAGTCCCCGGTAGATCGGTCCCACTCGCATGCTCGCAGCGTGGCCTCTTGCAGGTCATGCAAATGCCGTATTGCCTGTGCAGCTCGCTCAAGAACATGGTTCTCATGGTCTCGATGCCGTTACGAAATTGCAGCGGCCGTTTCTTCGACGATTTCAGGGTAGTGGCGCGTTTCATCGCTTTCTCCGAGCAATCTTGCGCGCTTCCTTAAGCTTGGCGACGGCGTGCTCAAGCCGCTGCATAGCCAACTCGTCCACGAAGAAGGTTCTGGCGGCTTCCGCGGTGGCGATGCGGTAGGCGTGCCCCTGCTTATCGACACAGCCGATTGCAGACCCAACCACTTCGCGCTCGGCTCTTTCAACCGCGTCCAGAGGTGGATCTACTAACAGTTTCGGCACTTGGTCCCCTTCTCGAACATCCATCCGCAAGCTGAGCACTTCGTCCAGCAATCGCACTTTCCGTAGCCTGCGCCGCAGATCGTGCATCTCACCGATGACTTAATCATTTGGTCGATTGGCGAGTCCAGCTTGTCGAGCGCGGAGGCTGTGGCTAGGTGCGTTACCTTCGGCGCTTGCGGCTTCTTCGCTTTCATTCTTTCCCCTTAGTTACTCCGTCGCCTGCGGCGTTCGATGAGGGGTACGGCGGCATCGGCATGTAGTACGTGTAGAAGCATTCCTCCCCGTTTTCCTTCGCCGACTTGTACAGCAGATAGATTCTGCTCGGATGCACCGCCATTACATGCCCTGTTATCGTTGCCGCGATGACATCCTCATTGTGGACGTGAAAATCCCATGCGGTAAGGACGCTGCTATCTACCTTTTGCCAGTTCATGTATCCCCCTGAGGTAGTGGCGGCGCGTAGTGGCCTTTCATCTTCACCACCACGCAGCCAATCGGAATCCCGCTAGGATAGTGGAGCTTCAGGTCTTTCTTGGTCCGAAACCCGTTCACGATAGCCCGGCGCTTCGGGTGGTAGACCGCCCAGCAGGCGATAGTCCGCAGGTTCACTTGTCACCGCCGCTGTTCATAGCGAGAGGCATTAGTCTCCTCCCAGCCGAGTGTCGGTGATGAAGTCCACGCCGGCACGGATGTGCGCTGGCGGCAGAACCTTGCGCGCAGCTTCTACCGCGTCGGTGATGAGGTCGCCATGTTTAAGGCCGGTGTCCTTGACGAACTGATCTGAGGCGTCCACAACGCGCTGCAGGGCTTTCTGGACGGTGCCAAGCCGTGCCTCTAGCTCGGTCACTCTCAACCCACCTTCCGGACGAGCGGATAAACCTGTGGCAATCGGCAAGTTAGGGATGACGCGCTTCGTGTCCAGCAGGTCTGCGGCAGTGACCTTGCAGCCGTGCGCCTCCAAGATTGCGGCTACGTCGTCGATACGCCCGTGCGTTGTCCAGTCCTCTATCCTGTTGGGTTTCATCCGTCGCAATCTCCAGAGGGCGGCATTTATCCGACCTTCACCGTCAGCGGCGTGGTGCAACCGCATTTCCGCGCGTGGTAGATCAGCGTCTCCGCGATGCCGATGGCCTGCTCTGGCGTGAAGCCGATCCAGTTCAGGTTCTTCGGGAACTGCATCACGACCTTTCCTGCTTGATGGCCGATGCCTACGGATACGGCTCCCTCGTCGTGCTGATTGAGACGGCCAGCAGGGAACTCGCCCTCGGTTTTGGCGAGTGTCTGCCGAAGCCATTCCGGGATGTCGTGGGGCTGTTCCCCGCTGCCGTGGTGGCTCATGACGCGAGCTTCGCTTCCAGCGCTTCGGTCTTGGCGGCTTGGCCCTTCTGGTAGGGCATCCACTCGCAGTAGTTGTGCTGCGGCGTATCGGAACCATCTTGCCGCAGATAAACGCTGGTTTCCGAGTGTGGCGCGCCGGCCTCGTCGATCACCATCAGATTCACCATCGAATCGGAATGGACGCAAGCGACATGCGCAGCCAGAGGGCCTTTGTGGCCTTGGCCTGGGACGTACTTGTAGAACCAAACTACCCTTCCTACGGTTGGTTTAATCACTGCTGGTTCTCCTTTGCACTTCGTTGAAAAACTTCGCCAACTATGTCGCTCGTGCTATTTGAGACGCTGCGCGCGATCTCGAGCAGCAAATCTCGAAACTGAATCGGTGTCGCAGCACGCTGGCGTGCAGAAAGACGCTGGCAGGCGCCGGTCTTGATGGCGCGCCGGCGCTCTTCGGCCGAATGGAATCCATCCTCGAGCCTCACGAAATCACCCTCTGTCTTGCCCCACTTGAGGCTGGGGAGTTCGGCGTGGCAGGCATACAACCACGTCGCCTTGCGAGCTCGGTGCCCGTAGGCGCCCTGTTCAACGCAGCACGTCCAGCCACCTTCGAGGTCGGCATTGATCCATGCGCCACCCCTGGAAGGCATGGCAAGCCCGAAGGCGCGCCACGCATGCGATCCCTCCGGGTGCTCCATAACGCCACCGAAGCGTCGCACAGCCTCCAGGGCAGCGGCAAAGCAGCCGCCGTCATCTCCCAGCTTGAGACGCGGCCAGGTCGTCGGAGATCCGCCCCAGTACCGCCCCCAGCGTTCGCAAGGCGGGTGCGCCACGACAGGCCAGGGGCCGGCGTAGAGGCGGGCATCCCGCGCTTTGTCCCATGGGTCCACGCTGGGCAGTCCGT